GTGGGGCGGCGGGAGCACGAAGCCGCTCATCGACCCGAACTCCTGGCAGCGCCTCGAGCAGATCGGCTCGCGCCCGGGCCAGCCCCTGGCGTTCGGTGTCAACGTGTCGCTCGACGAGAAGCACGCCGTCATCGGGGTGGCCGGGCGCCGGGCCGACGGCAACATGCACGTCGAGCTGGTGCCGTGCTGCAAGGTGCACGCGAAGGCGGGAGGCCGGTGCGGTGGCACGGCGTGGGTGGCGAAGCGGGTGGCCGAGCTCGACCGGAAGTGGAAGCCGAACGGGTTCCTCCTCTATCCGGGCGGCCCGGCCGGGAAGTTGATCGTGCCGATCGTCAACGAGGGCGTGCAGCCGGTGCTGGTGACGGGGCAGGAGTTGGCTCAGGCGTGCGGGTCGTTCTACGGCCTGGTGCTCGAGAACGCCGTGCGACACCTCGGTCAGCCGGACCTGAACGCCGCGGTGGGCGGTGCCCGGAAGCGGACGAGCGGCCAGTCGTGGGTGTGGTCGGCGAAGGACGGCAGCGTCGAGGTGGCGCCGCTGTACGCCGTCACGTTGGCTGCCCACGGGGCGGACAAGCCGCCGAAGAAGAAGCGCAGGACCGGCCGCGCGATGTCGGTGTGAGGGAGGTGCGATGCCGCTGAGCAACGACGAGGCGGTCGACCTCGCCAAGGAGGTGAAGAAGGTCCGGGAGGCGGAACGGCCGCGCCTTGACCTGATCCACGGCTACCTGCGGGACGACCCAGACGAGCGCCGGGCCCTGGGTGGCATCCCGAGGGGGGCGCCGGCCGACGTCGTGAGGTTGACCCGGATCAGCCGGGTCAACGTCCTGAAGTACATCGTGAACGCCCGGGTCCAGGGCATGTACGTCGACGGGTTCCAGACGCCGTCGAGCCCCGACAACGTCCCCGCGTGGGAAATCTGGCAGCGCAACCGGCTCGACGCCCGCCAGATCGGCGTCCACCGCGCCGACCTGACCTTCGGTGCGTCGTACACGGTCACACTGCCGGGGGAGCCGGTTCCGGTGATCCGCGGCGCGAGCCCTCGGGCACTGACCGTGGCGTACGGCGACGACGACGACTGGCCGCGCTACGCCCTCGAGAAGCGCCGGAACGGCCGGTGGCGGCTGATCGACAACGAGGCGGTCTACACGCTGCGGGAGGACGGCGACTCCTTCGAGGTCCTCGACGCTCCGCAGATCCACGGCGCTGTGGCTGACGGTGAGCCGGTGTGCCCGGTGGTGCGGTTCCGGGACACCGACGACCTCGACGACCCGGTGCGGGGGATCGTCGAGCCGTTCATCCCGCTGCAGGACCAGATCAACATCACCAGCTTCGGCCTGCAGGTCGCGCAGCACTATGGGGCGTTCCGGCAGCGGTACATCATCGGGTGGCTGGCCGAGTCGGAGGAGGAGGCGCTCAAGATGGGCGCCGACCGGCTGATGATGTTCGAGGACTCGGCCGACGACATCCGGGTCGGCGAGTTCTCCCAGACCGACCTCCGCGGCTACATCGAGTCCCGGGAGGCGTCGATCAGGCACCTCGCCACCGTCAGCCAGACGCCGGTGCACGAGCTGCTCGGCGAGTTCGTCAACCTCAGCGCTGAGGCGCTGGAGGCGGCTCGGGCGTCGCACCAGGCGGCGGTCGACGAGAACCGGATCATGGCCGGCGAGGCCTGGGAGCAGACCCTGAACCTGGCCGGCGAGATGATGGGCATCGCCCCCGACGCTGCGGCGTCGGTGATCTGGCGTGACACCCGGGTCCGGTCCCTCACCGAGGCCGCCGCTGCGTACGGGACGCTGGTCGAGAAGCTCGGCGTGCCCCCGCAGGCGCTGTGGCCCCGCATCCCGGGAGTGCCCCAGCACGAGGTCGAGCAGTGGCGAAACATGGCCGGGCAGGGCGATCCGCTCATGGACCTGGAGCGGGAGCTGGCCCGCCAGGTGGCCGGCGTCGCGGCCTGATGGCCCGCACCCAGGAAGGAGCACTCCTCACCCAACGGCACCGGCTCCTGCAGCTCGCCATCCGGGCAGCGGCCCTCCGTGACCTCCTCGCCCTGTGGGGCGTCGTCGACCCCCTCGACCTGGCCGGAACGATCGACTCGTTCACGGCCGCGGCGGCGCCGGTGGTGCGGGCCCGGTGGGAGGACTCGGCCGCAGTGGCGGCCCGCTACTTCCAGGCGTTCCGGGCCGCCGAGGGCGTCGGGGGAGCAGCAGCGGTGGTCGCCGGCGAACCCCCCACCGCCGTAGCCGTCCAGGGACTCGTCCGGGCCGCCGGGCTATCCGGGATCGTGAACGCCCGCCGCCGCGGGTTCACGCCACAGGCCGCGGCCCGCAACGGCTACGCCCGCGTCGCCGGCACCGCCACCCGCATCGTCCTCGACGGCGGCCGTCAGACCATCACCACCGCGACAGCCGCCGACCCCGCTGCCGGCCGGTGGCAGCGGGTCACCTCCGGGGACTGCTGCGCGTTCTGCGCCATGCTCGCCTCCCGCGGCCCCGCCTTCGACGCCCGCTCAAGCCGGTTCGAGGCGCACGCCAACTGCTCCTGCAGCGCCGAACCCGCCTACGAGGGCTCCCGCCTCCCGGCCGCCTCCGAACAGTTCCGCCGGCAGTGGGAGCAGGCACAACGCGAGATCGACGTGAGCGGCACCAGCAACGACGCCCTCAACGCCTTCCGTCGGCTCCGCGAGGGACGCCCCGAGGACGGCCGCCGCAACCCGGCGACGTCGGCGGGCAGCGAGTAGATCGCACGGACACCCGGCCGAGACGGCCCCGGTGTCGTGAACACCGCCGCCGAGATGGCGGCACCACTGAAGGAGGGCCGAGATGGCTCCGATCACCGACCCCGTCCGCGTCGGGCGCTTCTGGCTGTGGCCAGACGGCACCCGGCTCCCCGTCGTCTCAGGCGGCGCGGACGACGACACGCCCGAGACGGGCGACGACGACACGCCCGAGGCCGACGAGACCGAGGACGCACCCGAGAGGGGTGACGCTCCCGCAAGGTCGACTCGACGCGGCGGCGCGCAGGCGGCGCTGCGGAAGGCGAACGCCGAGGCGGCCAAGTACCGCAACGAGGCCGCCCAGCTGCGCAAGCAGCTGGAGGACAGCGAGGCGAAGACCAAGTCCGAGATGGACAAGCTGATCGGCCGGTTCGACGCCATGGAGGAACGAGCCAAGGCGGCCGAGCGCAAGGCGCTCGTGGCCGAGATCGCCGACGAGTTCGGTCTCTCGGCAGCCCAGGCCCGCCGACTCCACGGCGACACCCGCGAGGAGCTGGTCGCCGACGCCGAGGACCTCCGCGAGGCCTTCGGCGTGAAGGCCAAGCCGAAACCGAAGCCGGCCGACAGCACCGACACGTCCGAGACGGACGCGCCCGCCGGCGAGAAGCCGGACGAGGCGAAGAAGGACGCCGGCGACAAGCCGGCCCCGACCGGCAAGCCCAAGGAGAAGCTCCGGCCTGGCGCCGCACCCGACGCCGAACCCGAGCCCGACCCCAACGAGCTCGCCGACCGGATCCTCAAGAACCGATCCCTCATCTAGACCCCACGGCGTCACAGCCGTGACCATCCACAAGGAGAACCAGCATGGCTGTGCTCACCGCGCAGGGCATCTCCCGGGTGTCGGTGGCTCTGCTCACCCGCACCCTGGTGCTGCCCCGCACCGTCACGATGATCCCGGGCGAGGAGTTCTCGGGCTCGAACGGCGACACCATCACCGTCCGGGTCCGTCAGCCGCGCACCGCCCGCGTGCAGACCAACCCCGGCGACCCCCTCGTCCCCGACGCCGCCGACGAGGTGCCCGTCGACGTGACGCTGTCGCACCTCTACAACCTGCACAACCTGTCCGACCAGGAGGCCACCCTCCAGCTCGAGGACTTCGCCGCCCAGGTGTCGCTCCCGCAGGTCCGGGCCGTCGCCATCGGCGCCGAGGACCAGGTCGCCACCGTCATGAACGGGCTCACCGACGACCTGACGATCGACGCCGACGGCGCCGACATCGAGGACGTGATCCTCGACGCCCGCCGGATGCTCGGCCGCGACGACGTCCCGGCCGACGGCCGCTGGTTCGCCGTGTCCCCGGAGGTGGCGAACTTCGTGCTGTCGATCGACAAGTTCGTCCGGGTCGACGCCTCCGGCAGCGACCAGGCGCTCCGCAACGCCGTCATCGGCCGCCTCTACGGCTTCACGTTCGTCGAGTCGGCCGGCCTCAACGCCGGCGAGGCCGTCGCGTACCACGAGTCCGGGTTCGCGTTCGCGACCAGGCCGCCCCGCACCCCGCGGGGCGCGAACGACTCGGCGACCACCAACGAGCAGGGCATCGCCATGCGCACCGTGTTCCAGTACGACGCCTCCACGGCGCAGGACCAGGTGCTCGTGTCGACCTTCGCCGGAGCCGCCGCGGTCTACGAGGACGACTCGGGCACCGACAGCCGCCGGTTCGTGAAGATCGGCACCGCCGCCAGCTAGCCCGACGGTGGCGATCCCGCGGGTGCTGCACCGCATCTGGCTGGACGACCCCATGCCGGCCGAGCTGGCCGGCTACGGGGCCCAGCTCGCAGCCTTGCACGAGGGGTGGGAGCTCCGGGACTGGCGGTCCACCGCCGAGCTCCCACCCCTCCGCAACCAGGAGCTGTTCGACCGGGCCGAGGAGCTGTGCCCGCGGGACTGGAAACGGTTCCGCTCCGACCTGGTCCGCCTCGAGCTGCTGTGGCTCTACGGCGGCATCTACTTGGACTGCGACGTCGAGCCCCTCCGGCCGCTCGACCCACTCCTCGACCATGCGGCGTGGGTGGTGTGGTCGCCGAACCGTGGCCCGCACGGCCGGCGGCTGCTGACCCAGGCGGTGCTGGGCTCCGAGCCGGGCCACCCGTTCATGGACGCCTGCATCGCCGCCGCGCCGCCATCGGTCGACCGGTACGGGGGCCGACCGCTGGCTCAGGTGGTGGGCCCGTGGATGGTGCACCGGGTCTGGGAGTCCCAGCAGTGGCCGGACGTCGCCGTCCTGCCGGCCCGGGCCTTCGGGCCGCAGTCGAACCGGGACCGCGACCGCGGGATGCCCGTCGACCTCGACGGCGCGTTCGGTCACCACAAGTGGGCCAACACCCGCGACCACCGGAAGGGAGGCGTGCGATGACCTACCAGCCGACCGCAACCGAGGCCGGTGAGCGGGCCTGTGTCGACCGGTGGGCGGAGATCCGCTTCTGCCTATCCGGCCTCCCCGAGCCGTTCACGGTGCTCGACCTGGGCGCCAACGCCGGGTGGTTCTCGCAGCGCCTGGTCGAGGAGTTCGACTGCCACGTCACCGCGATCGACAACCACCCGGACCTCCCCCGGATCGCCTCCGACCGGGTCACGGTCGTCAACCGGCGTGTCGCCGCCGGCCCGCTGCGGGCCATGCCCCGCGTCGACGTCGTCCTGGCACTGTCGGTGCTGCACCACATGCCCGACTGGCGTGCCGTGCTCACCGAGATCCGGGCCTGCCGGCGTGGCGTGTTCGTCGAGACGCCGTCACCGTCGGAGCGGTGGATGCGTTCGGCCGCAGCCCGCCACGAGGTCGCCGCCATCGACCAGGCGACCGCCGCCCTGGGGCGACGGCTCGGGACATTCGACCGCACCGGCCGCGACGGCGTCACGTACCAGCGGTCCATGTACCTGCTCCACGGCACGGTCCGCACGCTGACGGGCACCGTGTTCTCTGGGTCCGGGACCTGCTCCCGCAAGCTGCGCCCCGAGTCCCACGCCCGGGGCCTCGACCGAGAGCTGGGCTACCAGCCCTACCCCGGCTCGCTGAACCTGCGCTGCGACGATGCCGTCGACCTCGGCCCCCCGGCCGTGGTGTGGCCCGGCACCGTCCGGGGCCGGGACAGGCCCTACTGGTTCTGGCCCGCCTGGATCGGCGACCTGCCGGTGCACGCCATGGACCCGGCCGGCCGAGGCCACGGCCCCGACTGCATCGAGGTCGTCGCCCGGGACCGGCTCCGGGACCGGCTCGGCCTGGTCGACGGTGACACGGTCACCCTGGAGGTGGCGTGTGGCTGATGACCGCCGCAACCTGAGCGGCGCCGAGCGCAGGGCACGACGAGAGCGGATCCAGCGCCGCAGCGCCTGGGCGCGATCCACCCAGACCGACCGGGTCCTGACCGTCGCGGCGCACGGCCGCAGCATCCACCTCTACGACGCCGAGGGGAAGGTCCCCGCCTGCTGGCGTGCCGGCGTCCCCTACGAGCAGGCCCTCCTCGAGCGCATCCACTCCGAGCGCTTCACCGGCGTGGCCGTCGACGTCGGGGCCAACATCGGCAACCACACCCTGTGGCTCGCCGGGGTGTGCGACCTGCAGGTGGTGGCGTTCGAGCCCATCAAGCAGGCCGACCTGATCCGCAACGTCGAACTCAACAAGCTCGGCGACCGGGTCACGATCCACCCAGTCGCCCTCGGGCTCATCGACGGGCAGCGTGCACTGCACGTCGGCAGAGGCCGCCTGGTCACAGGCAAGGGGGTTCTGCCGGTTCGTGACCTCGACGGCTTCGGTCTGGCCCCCAGCGTCATCAAGATCGACGTCGAAGGCATGGAGACGCAGGTGCTGGCCGGCGCTGAGCACACGATCCGCGACCACCGGCCCGTGATCTTCGCCGAGGTGTGGGGAGAACCGCAGCGGCACGCCATCGATCGCCAGCTCATCCCCTTCGGGTACCGGCTCACCGACGAGATCCCGGTCGGCCCGTCCACGACGATGGGACGCTGGGCGTGCTGAGCGTCGCCGCCTACTGGGAGCGTCGCTACGCGGCGGGCGGCGACTCCGGCGACGGGTCCCGTGGCCGCAAGGCCCGCATCAAGGCCAGGCGCATCAACAAGGTGATCGCCGAGCACGACGTCGCCTCGGTGATCGACTGGGGCTGCGGCGACGGCGAAGTCCTCCAACACCTCGACCCGACCCCGGCCTACACCGGCGTGGACGTGTCACCGACGGTGCTGCAACGGGTGTCCCGCCGGTTCCCCGGCCGGATCTTCTACCTCGACGGCACCGCCACCACCGCCGAGCTCGCCCTGTCGCTCGACGTCCTGCACCACTTCCCGGCCGACGCCGACTACCACGGCTACCTCGACCGGGTCTTCGCTTCAGCGTGGCGGTTCGTGCTGGCCCACACGACGAACAGGGACCGACCGTCGAACGCCCACGTCCGCCACCGCCCCGTGGTCGACGACGTCGCCGCCCGGTTCCCCGACTGGCAGGTCACCGACCGCTGGCCCGGCGTGAACACCTGCGAGTTCTTCCTGTGGAGCCCCCGATGAGCCCGTCCGTATCGGTGGCCGTGATGGCCCACCCGCGCCGCGAGGCGTTCATCCCGTCGCTGCTCGACGCCCTCGACCGCCCAGCCGAGGTGGTCTGGGACCAGCGGAACGACCGGTGGGACACGGGCCGCCGGTCGATGCTCGCCTACGACCCCGCCGCCACCCACCACCTCGTCGTCCAGGACGACGCCATCGTGTGCCGGGACCTCGTCGCCGGCCTCGAGGCGGCCCTCGTGCACGTCCCGGACCGCACCCCGGTGTGCCTCTACACCGGCAGGCTCACACCGTTCGCCGAGCAGACCACTGAGGTCGCCCGCCGCGCCACCGACCAGGGTGCCGCCTGGCTCGTCATGGAGGGCCTCCACTGGGGTGTCGGCATCGTGATGCCGACCGAGCTGATCGACCCGATGATCCGGTGGGGCGACACCCGCGGCAAGCACATCGCCAACTACGACAAGCGCATCTCCCGGTGGCTCGGGGAGCAGCGCATCTCCACCTGGTACCCCTGGCCCAGCCTCGTCGACCACCGCGACAGCCCGTCGATGGTGCCCGGCCGCGGGTCCCGCGGTCGGCACGCCCACCGTTTCCTCGGCGCCGACCAATCCGCCCTCGACGTCGACTGGTCGGCCGGCGTCGTCAACGTCCAGCTGCTGCGCCGCTTCGGCACCGGCCGAGCCAAGACCAACGCGAGCAAGGAGACGCCGAACGTGACCCGAGCGAAGCTGCATCCGACGACCGACGGGGAGCTGATGACCCCACGGCGCACCGTCACGATCCACCACGAGCGCCGCCGCCACCGCCTGAAGGTGGGGGAGACGGTCGCCCACCGGGACTCGTGGATCGTCCGCCACAAGCCCGACCTGTGGAAGCCCCTCGTCGTCCACTACCCGGCCGCGCCAGCGCCGGGCGGGCCAGGGCCCGAGGGCGCGCCCAGCGCTGCTACGGAGCCGCCCGACGCCGACCCGGACGGCACGAAGCCGGAGCCGCCCGACGTCGATGCCGACCCGCCCGTGACCGACCCGCCGGCCGCACCGAAGCCCACCGCCAAGGCGGTGCGCGCCTGGGCCAAGGACGAGGGCATCGAGGTCCCCGCCCGCGGCCCGATCCCCGACGACATCGTCGACCGGTACCAGGCCGCCCACCCGGCGACCGACTGGTGACGAAGTACGGCTGGTTCCGTGTGGGCGGCCGGTCCGACGGGGCGCACCGTTGGAGCCTCGGTCACGGCATCGGCCGGCCGCTCGAACGTGACGAGATGGCCTGCCATCACTGCGACAACCCACCGTGCGTGAACCCCGGCCGGTCGGAGGTTGCCTGATGTCTTTGATCACCGTCGCCGACCTCCTCGCCCGCCCCGGGTTCGACGGCATCGACTCCGGCCAGGCCCAAGCCCTCATCGACGACGCGTCCGCTCTCGTGCGGGACGCCGCCACGCCGGAGCTCGACGACGTCGAGTCACCGAACGCGCCGCCCGCCGTGGTGGCCGTGATGGTGAACATGATCCGCCGCGGGGTCTTCAACCCGATGGGCCACCAGTCCGAGCAGCTCGGCGACTACGGCTACCAGGCCGGCACCGGGGGGGTAGCCACCCTGTACCTCACCGCCCGGGAGCGGCGCATCGTCCGCCGGGCCGCCGGGAAGCTCGGCGCCTCCAGCCTCACGATGACCGGCAACCTCCCGGACCAGCTCTCGGACGTCTACTACGGCACCGCCCTCGACGACGGGATCATCCTGTGATCGGGCACCTGCTCCTCACCGCGCTGACGGTGCACCGGCCGACAGCGGCCAGCGACGGGATGGGCGGCCAGACCGTCACCTACACGGAGGCTGGCGAGATCCGGGCGCAGGTGAACCAGCCCACGGTGGAGGAACGGATGCTCGCCCAGCAGGCCGGCGCCGAACTCTCCCACGTCCTCCACGCCGTGTACGGCGCCGACGTACGCAGGGGCGACGAGCTCGACGGCGACCTCCCCTCCGACGTCCCGGACGGCCACCGCCTCCGGGTGATCTCGGCGGTCAGCAACTCCCGGTCCACCTACACGCGGATCGAAGCCGAGGTGGTCCAGGTCGAGGTGTCGTAGCCAGTGAAGCCGACCCCAGAGCAGGAGCAGGCGCAGAACCGAATCCACGACCTCCTCGCCGGACTGGTCGATCTGATCGGCCCCAACCTCGGCGGCCAAGCCGACGCCGAGGTCGACCCTGAGGACATGCCGCAGGGCGCAGTGTTCCTCGGCGAGTGGGTGGCTGTCCTGCACTGGGTCGACGAGACCGGTCAGTCCTTCACGACTCGGATCGAGTCAGCGAACTTGCTGGCGCACCATCGGGTCGGGCTGCTGCACGAGGGCCTCTACGGGTTCGGAGGCTGAGCCATGGGTCTCACCGTCAACGTCCGGGGCATGGACGAGCTGCTGCGCCGCCTCGAGGAAGCCCTCGACGGGATGGAGCGGGGCGCCAAGCGGGCGGTCGCCGACGAGGTGCGGGACATGGCGGACGACATGCGCGAGGGCGCACCGGTCGGCTCGGCGCAGGCGGGAACTCGTGGTGACCCGCCGTTGTCCGACTCGGTCGTTGAGCACGTCGACGGCTTGACCGGCAGGGCCGGCCCGACCGCGCCGCACACGCCGCACGTCGAGCACGGCACGAAGTCGCATCCGGCGCAGCCGTTCGTCGGCCCTGCCGCGGAGCGTGCGAGGCGGCGGTTCCCGGAGCGGGTCGCCGACGAGATCCGCAAGGAGCTGACGTGACCGACGCCGAGCAGCCCCTGTCGCCGATCCAGCAGGCGTTCTACGACCGTATGACCGGCGACGCGACGCTGATGGGTCTCCTCGCCGGCGACGGCGTCTACGACTACATCCCCGAGGCCGCCGCCTACCCGTGCGTCGTGATCGGCGAGGCGACCGCGTCGCCGAGGAACCGTCACGGCGGGTTCGGGCGCTCCGTGGTGGAGCACCTCCACATCTGGGACCAGGCCCGCGGGTTCGCCCGGGCGCTGACGATCGAAGCCCAGATCGTGGCGCTGTTCGACCACCAGCCTCTCACCGTCGCCGGCTTCCACGTCGTGGCGGTCCGCTTCGAGTTCAGCCAGACCCTCATCGACCCGGAACCGCCCGGCGACATCCGCCACATCCCTCTCGACTTCCGCGTCGACATCGAGCAACCCACCGACACCAGCTGACCCCCAGCTGATCCCCCAGGAGGAACGACCATGGCCGGCATCGACGGCTTCGGCGCCGAGCTGCGGCGCGGCGACGGAGCCACCCCCACCGAGGTGTTCACCGCCATCGGTGAGTCCACCAACATCAGTGGCCCGGGCCTGTCCCGGGACACCTACGACGTCTCCACCCACCAGTCCCCGGGCCAGTGGCGCGAGTTCATCGGCGGCTTCAAAGACGCCGGCGAGGTGTCGATCGACGTCAACTACGACCCGTCGATCCACGACACCCTGGTCGCCGACTTCGACGACACCGCCCCCCGCAACTACGAGCTGGCGTTCCCGACCACCCCGGAGACGGTGTGGTCCTTCGCCGCGATCCTCACCGGCTTCGAGCCCGAGGCCCCCCACGACTCGCACATGACGGCGTCGCTCACGTTCAAGCTCACCGGTGAGCCCACGCTGGAGAACAGCTGATGGGCAAGCTCAGCCTCGCCGAGCAGATCCTCGCCGCCGAGGACATTCCCCACGAGGACGTCGAGGTCCCCGAGTGGGGCGTCACCGTGCAGGTGCGGGGCCTGTCGGGCATCGACCGGGACGCCTACGAGGCCAAGATGGCCGCCGTTCGACGCTCGCCGGCCGGCGAGGCCGAGGTGGAGCTGCGTCTCGCCAACTACCGGGCGAAGCTCCTCGTGAAGGTGCTCCACGACCCGGAGACGGGTGAGCGCCTCTTCGACGACAAGGCCGCCCAGCAGCTCGGCGCCAAGAACGCCCGCACCATCGAGCGCCTCTTCGACACCGCCCGGCGCCTGTCCGGCATGGACGACAAGGCCGTGGAGACCGCCCGGGGAAACTCCGGGACCGCCCCGAGCGGCGGTTCTACCACCGGCTGACCCTCGCCCTCGGCGGCATGACCGTCGAGGAGATGCTCACCCGGATCAGCTCCCGGGAGCTGACCGACTGGGCCGCCTACGAGGCCGAGGTCGGGCCACTCGACGCTGCGCACCGGGCCGACGTCCTGGCCGGCATCGTCGCCGCCACCATCGCCAACGGCCTGCGCGGCAAGAAGGGCCGGGTGCACCGGCCAGCGGACTTCATGCCGGAGTGGGGCGGCCGCCGCCGCCAGTCCTGGCAGGAGCAGCTCGCCATCGTCCAGCAGATCAACCGTGCCGCAGGCGGCAAGGACCGCCGGGGTAGTCGAGGGGGTGCCGAGTGACGACGCTCGCGGAGCTGATGGTCGGTGTGGGGGTCGACCTCGACGACCTGGAGTCCGGCGCCGCCGCCGGGGTCCGGTCGTTCGAGCGGTCCATGGACCGCATCGAAGCCGACGCCGAGCACGCGGGGCGGGCGATCGACGACGCCGGCGACATGGCCGCGAAGGCGTTCGACGGTATCGACCCGGCGGCCCGGGAGGCCGGCACGGCGTTGGACCGCGTCGCCGATGACGCCGACCGGGTGGCCCGCGAGGTCGAAGGCTCAGGGGACCGGGCGGGTGGCGGGTTCCTGTCAGGGATGCGCGGCGGCCTCGACGGCATCGGCGGCGTTGCCTCCGGGGCCATGGACAAGTTCAAGACGGTCGCCATGGCCGGCGCCGCCGCGGCCGGCCTCGCGATCGGGGCGCTGGTGGTCACCGGCATGGCGACCGGCCTCGACACAGAGGTCGCCACCGACCGCCTCGCCGCGCAGCTCGGCGGCTCCGACTGGGCCTACTCGATGGGCGACATCGCCGGGTCCCTCTACACCGACGGGTTCGGCGACTCGGCCGCGGAGACCGGTGCGGCGATCCGGTCGGTGCTGGAGAAGGGCCTGGCGTCGGCCGACTCCTCGACCGACGCCGAGATCGAGTCCATCACCGAACGGCTCCTCACGTTCACCGACGTGCTGGAGCAGGACATGGACATGGCGGCCCAGGCCGTGTCCACGATGCTCCGCTCCGGCATCGCGAAGGACGGCGCGGCCGCCTTCGACGTCCTGACCCGCGGCGTCCAGGAGGGCGCCGACAAGGCCGGGGACCTGCTGGAGACGTTCCAGGAGTACTCACCGGCGTTCCGTGAGGTCGGCATCGACGCCTCCGATGCCACCGGGCTCATGGTGCAGGGCCTCCAGGCCGGCGCCCGCGACGCCGACAAGGTCGCCGACGCCCTCAAGGAGTTCGGGATCCGGGCCCAGGACGGCTCCGAGGCCAGCGCCGAGGGCTTCAAGCTCATCGGCCTGTCGGCGTCGGAGATGACCGCAGCGGTCGCCGAGGGCGGCCCCGCGGCCCGCTCCGCGCTCGACCAGGTCCTCGACGGGCTACGGGGCATGGAGGACCCGGTCCAGCGCAACGCCGCCGCCGTGGCCCTGTTCGGCACCCAGGCCGAGGACCTGGGCGACGCCCTCTTCGCCCTCGACCTCGACACCGCTACCGCGGGCCTCGGCAACATCGAGGGCGCCACCGACAAGCTCGGCTCCGCCTACGACAACGCCTCCACCAAGATCGAGACGTTCAAGCGCAAGGCGCTCGACGTCCTGGTGCGGGGCCTCGGCGGCCAGGTCATCCCGGCGCTGGAGGAGGCCGGCGACTGGGCGTCCGAGCACCTGCTCCCCGCGTTCGAGGACGTGGGCGACTGGATCACCTCGGACGGCGTCTCCGGTCTGCGGGACTTCGCCGGCTGGTTGGGCGACGAGCTCGGCCCCGCTGCCTCCGACTTCGCGGACTCGCTGCAGGAGGACGTGCTCCCGGCGGCCCGGTCGTTCGGGGAGTTCCTCGGCCGCACCGTCGTCCCGGCGGTGCAGAAGCTCGGCGAGTTCATCCTCGGCACCGCGGTCCCGGCGCTCATCTCGTTTGCCGGTTGGCTCGCCGAGCATGAGCGGGTCCTGGCCGCGGTCGCGATCGCGGTCGGTGCGCTCATGCTCCCGGCGCTCGCCGGGCTGGTGGTCGCGTTCGGGGCGTGGGCCGTGTCCGCTGCCGCGGCGGCTGCGGCGACGCTGGTGGCGATGGCGCCGATCATCCTCATCGGCGCCGCGATCGCCGCGTTCGCGTACCTCGTGATCACCCACTGGGACACGATCGTGGCGGCGACGAAGGCGGCGTTCGGGTTCGTCGTGAACCTCATCTCGGGGGCGATCGACTGGGTGCGGAACAACTGGCCGCTCCTGCTCGCGATCCTGACCGGCCCCTTCGGTCTCGCGGTCCTGGCGATCTCCCGCAACTGGGAGTCCATCAAGGCCGGCGCGACCGCGGTGAAGGACTGGATCGTCGCCCGCTTCAACGACGTCGTGTCGTTCGTGACCGGCCTGCCGGACGCCATCGCCTCAGCCGTAGTGGGCCTGTTCGACGCCATTCCCGAGGGCTTCAAGTCGGCGATCAACAAGGTGATCGGCTGGTGGAACGGCCTGTCGTTCCCGAGCTTCGACATCCCCTCGGTGAGCGTCCCCGGGCTCGGCTCGTTCGGTGGCGGCTCCATCGGCGGCTGGGACCTGCCCAACATCACCCCCCTCGCCGAGGGCGGCATCGTCCCCGCCACCCCCGGCGGGATGTTCGCCCAGCTTGGTGAGGGCCGCCACGACGAGGCCGTCATCCCCCTGCCCCGCGGGCTGCGCGCCATGGGCCAGTCCATGGGCACCCCGCTCATCGGGCAGCTGGTGGTCCAGGGCAGCATCCACAGCGAGCGGGACCTCATCGACCTCATCCGCGACGCCGTCGAGCGCGGCGACTTCGGAGGTGCGTTCGCAGCATGACTCGCCTGACCGACGCCGAACGCCTCGCCGAGGCCCGCCGGGTCGTCACCGCCGCCCTGGCGGCGGAGCGTGCCGGCGACGCCGCCGAGGTGAACCAGCTGCTCGCCCACGCCGTGCACGCCGGCGTGCAGCCCCGGGAGCTTCTCGCCGAGATCGTCGCCCAGACCGGCGGGCGGCTGTGAGCGTCACAGTCCTGAACCAGGGCGAGCAGGCTCTGCTCGAGGACGGTCTCACCGGCGTCGCCTACGACTTGCGGCTCTACAAGACCGACGTCACCGCCGGGTTGACAGCAGCGCAGATCGACGCCCTGGACGAGACCGACTTCACCGAGGCCACGTTCACCGGCTACTCGGCGGCGGCGGTCGGCACGGGCGACTGGACGATCACGACCGGCGACCCGACCGTCGCGGTCAACGTCGAGAAGCAGTTCACGTCCAGCGCGAACCAGACGGCGCAGAACATCTGGGGCTACTACCTGACCCGCAGCGCGGATGGGCTGGCGATCCTGTTCGACCAGTTCCCGGCGCCGGTCGTCATCGAGTTCCTGAACGACCGCATCGTCGTGGTCCCGCGGGTCACGTTGGACGACACGGAGGGCAGCGGTTTGGCTGTCGGCGACATCATCCCCTCGGCCCGCGCGACCCCCGCACCGGGCCGCCTGAAGTGCGACGGCTCCGCCGTGTCGCGCACCACCTACGCCGACCTGTTCGCTGAGATCGGCACCGCCTACGGTGCTGGTGACGGGTCGACGACGTTCAACCTGCCGGACTTCCGGCAGCGGTTCCCGCTCGGCAAGGCCGACTCCGGCACGGGTGCCTCGCTGGGCGACACCGGCGGGGCGATCGACCACACCCACAGCTTGGAGGTCGCGGACGGGGCATCGAGCTTCGCCAAGTTCGACTCCCAGGCCAGCGGCGGCATCTCGCCGTTCCACCGCCGTGTGACCGGCGTCCCCTCGTGGACGGCAACCATCCAGGCGTCCGGCGGGTGGAACGCCCAGGCGAGCTCGTCGTCACGCTCCCAGGGCGCCGAACTGGGCGGCGACACCGCCACCGAGAACCCGCCGTTCGGGGTCTGCGAGTACGAGATCGTCTACCAGCGATGACCGTCACCGACGCCTACGTGGAGGGCGGACTCCGGGTCGGCGGCTCCGCCCCGCTGGCGTTCGCGCACGGCTCCGACCCGGCCCTGTCCGAGGTCGTCCTGGAGTGGGACCTCGACGGCGACGGCGACTTCGATCAGCCAGAGGAGAACATCACCGGCTACCTCATCTCCGGAGAAACCCTGTCAGGCCGGGACCGGCCCTCACCTGTCGCCGGGCTGGCCGTCGCCGGCACGGGCCGGTTCCTGCTCGTCAACGAGAGCAACGTGTTCTCCCGCCACGACCCGGCGTCGCCGCTCAACACCGACCCGTTCAGCCTCGCGCCCGGCCGCAAGATCCGGGTGAGGACCGCCGAGTCCACCCCCGACGACCCGGTGCTGCTGGCCCGGGACCGGTTCAACCGCCCCGACGGGCCGCTCGCCACGACCGAGACCGGGCAGGTCTGGACTCACCGGCAGGGCAGCTTCTCCGTCGCGGGCCGGGTCGCCTCGGCGTCGGACACGTTCTCGACCATCATCATGTCCACGGTCGATGTCGGCGCGACCGACTACTACGTGCAGGCGACGGTCCGGCAGATGCAGCCGTCGGACCCCTACATCAAGGCGGCGGGGGTGGTGGTGTGCTGGTCGGCGGTCGACACGTTCCTCGTGGTGCAGTACGACGCCTTGGCCCGGTCGGTCGCGATCCACCAGTGGAACGGCGGCGTGTTCGCCCAACTCGGCAGCTACCCGATGGACGCGTGGGAGGGCATGGTCATCGGCGCCGGCGTCGAGGGCACCACCATCACCGCGTACGTGGGTGGCGCCCCGGTCATCACAGCCACTCACGGGCTGACGAACACCAGCGAGGCTGGTCTCTACGGGTTCCACGACCAGTTCTCGGGCCGCAGCCCGGAGGTCGGGGACTTCCACGTGTGGGACCACGTCGCCGCCGAAGTCGACGGGATCATCTGGACCGGCACCGTCACCGACGTCCGCCCCGCCGCCAACGTCGGCTCCGCGAAGGTCGCGCAGCTCACCGCCACCGGCGTCCTCGCCGACGTCGCCCGCGCCGGCACCATCGCCTCCCCGCGGCTCGCCGTGGCAGGCGCCGCCGCCGGGCTCGTCGTGGGCGACGTGCTCCACCGGGCCGGGCGCCTCCACCCACCGGCCCGCATCGACGAGGGCACCGTCACCACCGGCCCCGTCGGCATCCCCGACGGCAACGCCCTCGACATGGCCCGCCTCTTCGAGGAGACCGAACGCGGTTTCCTGCACGAGTCCAACGAGGGCCACCCCGTGTTCCACGGCGCCGCCGCCCGCGCAACCGCGTCGCCGGATGCGTGGTTCGGGGACGGCGCCGCTCAGTTCGCCGCCCACCGGATCGTGCCGCTCGACGAGAAGGTCAACGTCGTCAACCAGGTGACCGCCGGCGTCGCCCCCGAGTCCCCGTCCGGGGTCACCACCACGATCGCCACCGGCACCGGCAACGTCGACATCACCCTCCCGACGGTGAACGACGGCGACCTGCTGGTCATCTTCATCGCCTCGTCCACCAACGCCGCCGGGGAACGCTGGCTGACCCCCCTGTTCTGGGCGAACCACCGCGACGCCGGCACCGCCACCGGCATGCGGGTCTACTCGCACTGGTGCAACGGCACCGAGGGCGGCACTGTCGTCGAGTTCTACGCCAACTCCGGCGGCGCCCCAGGCCTGTTCGTCGCGGCGATCGTCCGCATCGAAGGCTGGTTCCAATCCACCCGGGGGATCGCGATGGGTGACGTCGCCTCCGGGTTCGACGCCTCCGCCCTCGTCCACGGCTGGGGGCGGGCCCCGACCCTGTTCCTGGGCGCGGTCACCGCGATCACCAGCGCGGGGGCCATCGGCTTCTCCGACGAGTTCGACCCCCCCGACGGCTACAGCCAGGCCACCGGTGCCATCTTCAGCTCCGGGACCCCGGCCACCGACGTCGGCATCCTCGTCTCCACGAAGATCGACTGCACCGAATCGGAGGACCCGACCCCGTTCCACGGGCTCACCGGCGGGCTCATCAACGAGGCCGTCGTGTTCGCCGTCCGTGGCTACAACGGCCCCCACACCAAGGCGACGCTGGACAACCCGAACACCGTGGGCGGGGACGGCCGGTTCGTCACCGTCGACGACGTCGCGTCCCAGGACCGCCACGGGGCTGTGCTGAAGCACCGGGCCCCGTCGAACCTGCACGCCACCGAAGCCGCCGCCGAAGCCTACGGCGCCGCCATCCTCGCCGCCGCCGGCGACGCCCGGCCGCCGGTGTCGATGTCGTTCTGGGCGTCGAAGTCGGCCGCCTACCGGGCCCAGGCCGTGCGCCGCCGGCTCGGGCACCTGATCCACCTGACCGCCACCGGCCCCACCACCGGCCTCGGCATCGACACCGACATGTTCATCGAATCCATCAACCACCGGTGGACCAACGGCGGAACGCTCTGGGAGACGACATGGACCTTGTCACCCGCGTGAGGCCAGCGCCGTGAGCCTTCTCGACGACCGGCCCGGCTCCATCGACCGGCTCATCCGGAAGGGCAACGCCTACGAGCTCGCGCTCACCTTCGAGGACTCGCTCGCCGGGCGCAGCTTCACCTCCACCCTCGACGACGTCGCCCTCGACGTGACCGTCGTCGACGACGTGATGACCATCACGGCCAGCGCCGCCATAACCGGCGCCCTCACCGTCGGCGTCGGGGTCGAGTGGCTGCTCATCGAGGACATCGCTGGTGTGGACCAAGTGCTGTTGGTCGGCACCTGGACCCCCGACGACGGCCCCCGGGCCGGTACCTCGAGCGCCGTCACCGTCGCCGCCGGAGCGAGCCAGGCGACCGTGACCGTCCCCGGCGCCGGCGCGGTCGCTGCGCTCGACACCCGGGTCACCGCCGCCGAAGGCGACATCGACGACCTCGAAGCCGCCGACACCGCCCACTTCGCCGACGACACCGCCCACGGCAACCCCCTTGGCGCGCTGGCGCTTCACGAGGCGACGCTGCTGGACGCCGGCGCCCACGGCCTGATGGAACGCACGTGGATCGAGCACGGCACGACGGGCCTGACCCGGGTGGTGATGACCCAGGACGGGGCGAACAGCTTCGTCGCCTCGGTGACCGACCGGTGGCTCACCATCACCGCGCAGGGCTCGGGCGGCAACCAGCGGGAGGCGTTCCTCCTACCCGACTCCGACGCCGAGGACTCCGAGCTCGTGTCGCTGCTCGGCCCGGCCGACACCCTCGCCCCGGGCGTCGCCCAGTGGTGGCACCTGCACCGCGTCGTCGAGGTGTCGCCGGGCGTGTGGCGGGCCTTCGCCGTGTGGACCGACACCACCATCCCCCTACCCACGCTGCTCAACCTCAACGTCGTCGAGTTCACCGGCGCCGCCTCCATGAGCTTCAACCCCGGCGGCATCAACTCGGCGCTGGCCACCGCTCTCGACACGCTGCGCTACTGCCCGATCACCCGTGCCCGCCGAGCCGGTGGCGTCGTCACGGCGCACACCCCGGTGCCGTGGCTCCCCAAGGTCGGCGACACCGGCAACCTCGTGAACATGGCGGCGACAGGGTTCAACATCACCGGCGCCACCGTCACCGCCGTCGACCAGACCCGCCGCACCTTCGCCTGGGCCCAGGCCGGCTCGGACGCCACCGACGCCGACGCCGGCGGCACCTGGGAGCCGGCCACCAGAACCGCCACCATCCCGCACATGCTGGCCACCCGTCTGATCGGCAACACCCTCTACGCCAAGCAGTGGCGCCCCGAGGAACCCGAACCCGACTGGGCCGACCCTGGCCGAGTGTTCGCCCACACGATCAGCGCCGGCAGCCCCGCCCCACCCACCGGTGAAGGCGTCAACGCTGTCGCCGCCGCCCACATGCAGACACCCAACCGGCTCCGCTTCGGCGGCACCCGATCACGCCGACTCTGAGGAGCACGCCATGGGATCTCTCGCCGGCCACCCCTACCTGACCCGCGCCGAGTGGGGCGCCCGCCCCCCGACCTCGCCGCTGGTCGCCATCTCGCTACCGACGCCGCGGCTGTGGATCCACCACTCGGCCGACGACCGCCAGGGCGTCGCCGCCGTGCGGGCCCACCAGGCGTTCCACCAGGACACCCGGGGTTGGAAGGACATCGCGTACACCTTCCTCGTCGGCGACGACGGAACGATCTTCGAGGGCCGCGGCTACCGGTTCGTGGGGGGCGCGACCGCGGGGGACAACGCCACCTCCCACGCCATCTGCCTGCTCGGCAACTTCGACGGCCACGACGTCCCGGCGGCCCAGTGGGTGGCGCTCGTGGACCTCGTGCGCCACGGCCGTGACGCCGGCTGGTGGGTGCCGACCTGTGGTGGCCACCGCGACGCCCCCGGCGCCTCCACCGCCTGCCCTGGCCGGCACCTGTACGCCCGGCTGCCCGAGCTGCGCCACGCCGTCACGCTTCCTGCCGGCCCGGTGCCGGCCCCCGAACCGGAGGAACCCGACATGGTCATCATCGACTGCCCCGGCAAGCCAGCCCTGATCGTCGGCGTGGGCGGCGTCCAGCGCATCAACACCCCGCAGCGCAACGCGCTCCGCACGATCGGGGTCGAGGCCAAGCGGGTCGACCCGGCCACGTCCGACGCCTTGGCGTCCCTCGCCCTCGACCTCACCACCACGGTCGACGTGGACGTGGACGTGAAGGCGCTCGCCGCCGAGCTGGCGCAGCTGGTCGACGCCACCCCCGGCACCCTCACCGGCGACGAGGTCGAGGCCATCGTCGACCGAGCCCTCGGCAACGTCCTCGCCGCCGCAGCGGCAGCCGCCGAGAGCTGACCGTGACCTACGTGCGGGGACTGCTCGTCGGCGTCCTGGTCGCCCACCAGCCCACGTCGACATCGGGCTGCATCTGCGGCTGGGCAGTGCTGGGTGCTTCCCACGCTGAGCACGTCGCCGACGTCTACGAGGCCGCCACCGGCTACCGGCCGCCGGATCGGAGGCTCAGCTGATGGCCGACCCCGCCGGCGTGCCCGAGGAGCCCGTCGTCGTCTACACGCTCCGGGAGCTGCTGGAGCGCATCGACGAACGCGTCGTCCGGGTCGACCAGAAGCTCAACGACAAGGCCTCCACCGCCGACGTCGCCACCCTCGCAACCAGGGTTGATCACCTCGAGTCGGCCCGGGACCGGGCATGGGGTGTGCTGCTCGGCCTGTCCATCGGCTCCGGCGGTATCGCCGGTGCTGTCGCTGCCGCCGTCGCACGAGCGCTCGGCGGCTGACCCTCCCAGGAGGAACCCATGAAGAAGTACCGGGATCTGGCGTCCCGCGCGGGGTGGACCGCTGCGCAGGCCGGAGTGGCTGTCGTCACGGTCGAGGCGCTCGACGTGCCGCTCGCGTTCGCTGGCATCGCCGCGGCCGCGCTGTCGGCACTGAAGTCGTGGCTCGCCACCAAGGTCGGCAACCCCGACACCGTCACCTTCAGCGACCCGGCGCCGGCCACCTGGTCCTGACCCAGTCCGCATCCCTGCGGATCATCGGCGTGGCGCCCCCGGCTTCGGCTGGGGGCGCTTCGTCGCGTCCGGGGCGCGGCAGTTCGGCCGGGGTTCAGCAGCTGGGCCCGTTGACGATGGCGCCGGTGAGCGCCACCAGGTGCGGCACAACCGACAGGCGAGGGAGCGTCCCTGCCTCCGCCGCAGCCTTGAACTCGGCGACCGACATCCCGAGGTGGTGCTGGCACTCGGCCTCCGCCATCTCCTCCGCCTCCTCCGGAGTCAGCAGGTCGCGGCCGGTGGCGAGGTACTCGACCAACGACGTCCTCTTCCCGGTGTCGGTCGCCATCCGAGCGATCGCCAGCGTCAGGTCAGCGAGATCCTCGCGGGCGTCGACCGCCAGCCACTCGTCGGCTGCGTCAGCGTTCGCCAACGCCTCCTCTTCTGTCTCACCCTGGGAGATGCTGCCCGGCAGGTCCAGACGCTCGGCCACGAACCCGCCGTCCAGGTCGCACGGGGTCAGCCGTACCTCGTCGGCGACCTCAGCACGCCACCGGCGCTTCCCTCGGCGTCGCTCCGCCCGCCGCCACGGCATGTCCCACGGCTTGTGACCCACACCCCGAGGGTAGGCGCCCGTCACGCCACCCTCCCGATGCGCTGCACTCGACGACCTCGCCGTCGTCGACGAACTCACACCACCCTACGCGGTCCGAGCGGCCGGGACTCAGGTTCGGGTGGTGACCGGCGGAGTGTCCGGCTTCGCCTTCCGGTAGATGCCGGAGATGGCCGGTTGCGTGAGCCCTGCCAGCTTCGCCACCTCCCGCTGCGAGGCTCCGGCGTCGAGCGCTTCGACGATGAGCTCGTCCCGTCGGCGTAGCCACTCGCCACCCTTGCGAGCAGCGGCGACCAGCCGACGGGCGAGGTCCGGGTCGACCACTCAGAACCGACCGGCGGAGAACGCCGACATCACCTGCGGGGCCGACGTGTCGAAGCCGACGACGTCGAGCATCCCCGGGTCGGAGGGGTCGGCGATGGTGAACCCGGTCGAGGTCATGCCGACCACGACCAGCCGGGCGTCGATGCCGGTGCGCTCCCGGTACTGGCGGAGCGCCTGGAACGGGTGGATTTGCCCGGCCCAGGTCTCGTTGTCGGTGTAGATGACGAACGTGTCGGCCTGGACGTTGTTGGCGGTGGCCCACAGCATCGGCGCGGCGCAGTCGGTGCGGTCGAACGGCATCCCGGCGAGCGCCCGGAGGTTGTCGTCGAGCCGGCGGCGGGGCGACACGTCGACGGGCACGAACCCGCCGGAGAACGCCATCGTGGTGACCTGCGGCTCGGTGGCGGCGGTGACCATCGCCATGGCGGTGGCGCCAGCGGCGGCGTTGAACGCGGCGTTCGGGAGCGCGGCGTACGACATGGAACCGGAGACGTCTAGGGCGAGCACGGTGCGCTTCCCGGCGGGCTCCACGGTCTCGAAGCTGGCGTAGAACGCTGCGTCGAGGGCGTCGACGATGCGGGTGACTGGCGCCCAGGTGAGGTCGCCCCGGAACCCTCGGCCCTGCCCGTAGGTGATGAGGGCGTTGAGGATGGCGACCGGGTGGAGCCGGGCCTTGCGGATGGCGTCGACGTCCCCGAGCGCGTCGAGCACCTTGCCGGTGCCGTGCGACTGCGGGCCGAGAACACCACGGGCGGTCATCACACCGAGGTTGCGGACCATCGCCCCCAACGGGAGCGCACCCGAGTCGAGCAGCGCATCCCACACCCGGGCGTCGAGCAGGTGCGAGGGGACCGTCTCCCACGGGAGCCGGTACTCCCGCACCAGCGCAGCAGCCTCGTCCGGGTCCGACGCCTCGGCCATCTTCAGGAAGCCGTCGACGACCGGCGGCAGGCCCTCGACGTGCCGGCCGCACACGAAGTCGTACACGGCCCGGTGCCCGTCGGTGGGCGCGGTCGGGTGGGCGAGGCGCAGCAGGTCCCGGTGGGTCCAGCCGTCCCGCTGCCGGTACTTCACGACCTGGTAGGCGAGCAAGTCGAGGTTGTCCCGCTCGTACCAGCCGGCGACGGCGCGGCGCAGCCCTCGCCCCCAACCCCGGTGGCCTTCGACGAACCGGGCGAAGTGGAACAGGTGCGTTCCGGTGCGGCACACGTCCCCCAGGCGGGCGAACGCACGGTCCCGTGCCGGGCCCGGGGTGGCGGCGGCGACCGCAAAGACGTAGATGGCCGGGTCGTTGCTCGGGGCACGGCCGTCGGTCGAGATGTCGACGGCGAGGTCGACGGCCCGGACCGGGTCGGCGTCGAGGCACCGCCGCACGCAGGCGGCGTTGTCCAGCGCCAGCTCCCGCCGACCGACGTAGTAGGTACTGGCGTCGACGCCCAGCACCAGGAACCGGGCGAGGCGTGCCCAGTCGTCGAGCCCGAACACGTAGCCGCCGGCGTTGTTGGCGACCTGCGCCTTGCCTCGGACGGGCTCGGACTGCGGGGTGCTGCGGGTGCCGATGTCGCCGAGGATGCTCACGCCTGCTCCGTTCGTCGTGGTCGAGCGCTGCGGGCGTGTTGTGCAGACCGGGTTAAGCGCTCTAGCCGCTGAGCTACTCCCCGAAGGGGAGGCCGGATTCGAACCGACGTCTCTCCAATTAAGAGTTGGTAACCGGACCACTCCGGCCCGCAGCGCACTCGACCTTCGATGACTCGGGCGTGTGAATGCCGACGGGAGTTCCATGCGAAAGGTAACCCGCAGGCTCCGGCCCGAATCGGAAGCACCCTAGGTGATAAGCGACTTATCACGCAAGGACATTCCGCTCAGGCGTCCGGGCGCGTGGGAGCCGCACCTCGGGTCGGTGCCCGGCGGCGCACCCACACGCTGGGCGCTGGCGCAGCCTCGTCGGCTGGGGTCGTGGGCGGGTGGGACGGCTCCGCCTCCACGGAGCAGAGGGTCGAGGGTGGACGGTGGTAGCCGCCGGGCGCAGGTGCGACCACGGGCGGCCGGCACCGGAGGGCCACGGGCCCGGGCCGCCGGGCGGCTACCGTGGCCGTCAGCGGCGTGAGCCTGGTGTGGCTCCCAACCGCACCCACTACCAGAGAGGGCCGGTGGCGGCCCGGGGTTCCTAGGCCCGGGTCCGTGCCCTGCGCCGGGTGGTCGACCACCACCGTTAGCCCGGCACTCGGTGACCGGCGTGAGCCTCGGGCTTCGGGCTCGCAGCCGGCATCACCACGACGGCGTCCCCTCGGCTCCGGCCGGGGGGACGCCGCCGCGTCTGGGGCCCGCCCCGCTGCCGCGCGTCGCCGGGCCAGGCCGCCAGATGGAGGCCGGCCAACACGGCGAAGGCGAGCAGCAGGGCGAGGTGGGCCACGTCAGGCCTCGTCGTCCTCGGGGTCGTAGACCTCGTGGGCCAGGCGGTGGCGCTCGATGCCGTCGGCGCAGAGGACCATGTAGCCGAGTCGGGTGACCTTCACGATCTCGCCGGCCATCGGCCGCCGGGACTCGTTGATCTCGACCCGCTGGCCCACCGGCCGCCAGTTCGGGGCGTCCCAGTGCAGCATCCGGTCCCGGTACTCCATCACCGCCGCCTCCGTGGGCGCAGCACCCGGTTGAGGCCCCGGTTCAGGGCGCGGTGGGCGTGCCGGCGCACCAGGCGGCGGCCCACGGCGGCCGGGCCCCTGGCGACTGCGCGGGCGTCGCCCTCGAGGCGGGCCAGGCGCAGGAGCGGGTGGAGCAGGCGGTACAGCATCACGCGCCCTCGTCCGGGTCGACGTCGTCCGGAACCTTGGCCCCGCAGTCAGCGCACAGCGTCTCCACCTCGGCGGCGTACGCCTCCCAGTAGGCGGCGTCCGCCGGCCGGCCCAGCTCGTGACGCACCTGGGCGCGTCGCCGAGCCTCGTCGGCGGGCACGTGGCAGCCGCGGTCCCGCTCGTGCCGGGCGTCGCGGGCGGCGCCGCCCTCGTCGATGGTCATCATGTCAGGTGGTCCTCTCTCGTAGGAGTTCGATGGTGAGCAGCAGGGCGAGACGAGCCACGTCAGGTCTCGGCGTACAGGTCCGTCATCGGGCGGACCGGGACCTCGTCCATGCAGGTGATCGTTGCCATAGGTGAAAGATTAGTCATTCGTCATCGTGCGGTCGAGGGTTTGAGCGAATAATCTTTCACCGTGGACGACCCCGTGGGCATGAACGAGATCGCCCGGCGCCTCGGCGTCCCCCGCGCCACCGTCGACACGTGGCGCCACCGCGGGCACCTCCCCGAACCCGACCTCGTGCTCGGCCCCCGCCAGCTCCTGTGGGCCTGGCGCACCATCGAGGCCTGGGCGAGGGAGACCGGCCGTCTGCCCGCCGGCGACTAGGAGCTGCTGGCCGCCGCACGAGATCGCCCGTCACTTCGCCGGGCGTCCGCCTTCGGCGGCCCGGCCGATCGGGAGTCGGCCTGTCGATGCGGCCCAGGTCCAGATCGTGGACCACGCCCAGGCGGGGCGTCCGCCGATCTCGGCCCAGTCCGGGTGGGGGAACCGGCGGAATCCCTCGGTGTGGCGCCGCCGCCAGGTCTCGACCGTCTGCGCCTTCACATCGAGCCGGGCGGCGATCTCCTTGACGCCGACCGGGTCCGGCGGGGGCCCGAACTCGAACGCGAACACCCCGGCGTACCCGCGGGTCGGGTCCATCTGGGCTAGCGGGCGATAGCGCTCACTGCGCCACACCTGGCGGACGCCGAGGCTGTGAAGGTCGCCCGGCCACTCGGACGCCGAGTCCCGCTCGGCGTAGAAGATGTCGAGGAGGTGGTCGATCGCCCAACAGTCGATGGGCGGCTCCCATGTGGGCCACCAGAACGTCGGGATCCCGCCGTCGGGGCGGGAAAGCGACCAGCCGCGCTGCACGGCGGGCAGGTCCTCCCGGCCCTCGGCGCCGAGGGGCTCACGGAGCGGGAACAGGTGGAGGGCGCACAGGGCGAGCGTCTCGATCAGCACATCAGCCATCGGCTTGGCGCCGGGGCGGATGCGCCGGTGGTCAAACCCGAGCCCGTTTGCTTTTTGGACGCGGGACACGGCGCCGCCCCCGGCGAGCCACGCCGCGACGGCCCGTTCGGTGCCAACGTCCTCTGCGAGCTGGCGGGCGCAGCGCTCCGCTCGGGCCGCCATCCCGAGGCCCTTCGGCACGCCCGGCATGAAGGGGGTGACCGGCCTTCGGCCGTCGTCGTCGACCAGGTCGCCGTCGTGGTTCACGACCTGGCGGCGCCGCCACTTGTCCAGTTCGGCACCCCGAGCGCTCGCGTCCTCGGGGCTGGGGATGGCGTCGGCGAGTTTGGCGGCGAGGTCGGTGTCGTCGTCCCAGTGGAGGACGGCCCGGGCGGGCCGGTCGTCGGTCCAGGAGAGCCGGAGGCCGGGGAGGATGGTGGTCGCGCCGATGGCGGCCAACCAGCCGTTGGGCCAGTCGGCCGCCGACCACGACGGCAGGGTGACGCTGGTCACTGGGCGGGGACCGTGGCCCGGCCGGTCCACATGACGTCGGACGGGCCGTCGTCCCAGGTGATCTCGCCGCCGACCAGGTCGGCCGCCTGGGCCTTGATGGTGTCCAGGTCGTCGCCCTCGCCGACCTCGAACCCCACGGTGCCGCGGTAGGCGGCGAGCATGTCGCCCGCCTCGATGTCGGCGGCGGCGTTCCAGGCGACCGTGTAGTGCGGGTGACCGGTCTCCCTGAGGGTGACGATGACGATCTCGTAGGTGGTGTCCGTTGCCATGTGTCTATGTAACCACGACAGTCGGAAACTGTCAAGGAAACCGCGACAGTTGCGGGGCGCTGGCCCGTGAACCGCACGCTCCGTGGCGGCCGGTGGCCCGGGGGCTCGCTCCGGAGTGACATGCGCCGCGCGAACCCCGCGCGAACCGGCCCGCCGACGGACACACCAGGACCGCCGTGACCTGGGCATCGACCGATGAGGGCGTCACGCCTCCTAAGCGGTTGGCCGCAGGTTCGAATCCTGCCGCGGGCGCTCCGGCCACCCGGCCCGCTGACCAGCGAAAACGCTGGTAAGCGCCGGTCCTCGGCCCCGGGCCGGTCCCCGAACACATGCGCGGAGTTGACCACACTCGGACAATGGTACGCGCAGTTCACGCGCGAAGTCCGCGCGAAGTCCGGCGGCCACGAGGAGACGGGTCATGGCGCCCCGCAAGACCAAGAACGGCACCTGGGAGATCCGGTGGCGCGACGCCACCGGCAAGCCCCACACCAAGCGGTACAAGCGCCACGAGGACGCCAAGCGGGACGAGATCCTGTTCAAGGGTCAGGTCCAGGCCGGCACCTTCGTCGCCCCCTCGAAGCTCACCGTCGCCCAGTGGGCCGACCAGTGGCTGGAGGGCGCCCACAACCTCCGGGACTCCAGCCGCCGCATCTACCAGACCGCCCTCGCCCACATCACCCCCGAGCTCGGCCACTACCGCCTCGACCGCGCCACAGCCGAGGTGATCGACACCTACCTCGCCGGGCGCCTCGAAGCCGTGTCGCCGGCGACAGTGCACATCGAGTACCGCACCCTCCGGCGCCTGTTCAAGGTCGCGGTCGCCCGCCAGAAGCTCGCCCGGTCACCCATGGCCGACGTCGTCGAACCCCGCGTCCCCGGCGACGAGATGCAGTTCCTCACCGCCGACCAGCTCGAGGCGGTCGCCACCGCCGTCGACCAGCGCGGCGCCCGGGCGTCGACCGCGGCCCGGTGGCGGACCCTGGTGCTCGTCGCCGGCTGGGGAGGGCTGCGGTGGGGTGAGCTCGCCGGCCTCCGCGCCGGCCGGGTCGACACCGGGCGCGGCCGGGTGCAGGTCGTCACCCAGCTCGACCCCGCCGGCAAGGTCTGGTCCGAACCGAAGACCCGGACGTCACGCCGCTGGGTCACCCTGCCCCCCGGCGTCGCCCTCGAGCTCGCCGCCCACGTCGAGGACCTCGACCCCGACGACCTGGTGTGGACCCTGCCCGCCGGCGGGCCCCTGCAGCACTCCCGGTGGATGCAGCGGGTCTGGTACCCGGCGGTCGCCAGGGCCGGGCTCGGCACCTACGAGATCACCAAGGGCGAGTACTCGCCGGGCCGGCGCAAGAAGCGCACCACCGCCCGCTACGAGGGCCCCCGGTTCCACGACCTCCGCCACACGTCGGCCGCCCTCGCGGTGGCGGCGGGCGCCCACCCCAAGGCCCTGCAGATGCGGATGGGGCACTCGTCGATCCAGGTCACCCTCGACCGCTACGGGCACCTGTTCCCCGAGGTCGACGACTCGCTGGCCGCCACCCTCGACACCATGCGCCAAGCCGTGAAGCCACGGCTCGCCGTCGTCCGCTAACGCGACCGGCGCCGCCGCTCCGCCTCGGCCTGGGCGGCTTCGTCGCGCTCGACCTTCTCCGCGATCGCCTGCTCGACCCACTCGGCCCAGGTGATCTTGGGGTGGACCCGGACGTGAAGCGCCCGCGCCCGGCCGTGGATGTCGTCGTCGATGTTCACGGCCACGTGTCCCACGGCGGGAGGTCTACCGACTGTGGTCACCGTGTCCAACTTAGACACCGTGTGCGGTCCCGGCGGTGTCGTGACCGTGGACACCGCCGACACTGTGCCCTACGGTGGCCCGCACGTGAAGCGCCCCCGCACCGCTTGCGACGGCCGGGGGCTGGCCGACCCCGAGGAGGTCGACATGCCCGATGCTAGAGCCACCCCCGTCCGTGGGCCCGCACGGCGGGCCGCCCGTGTCGCCGCCGCGGTGCTGCTGGTGGCGTGCGCTGTCCCGTTCACGGTCGTCGTCCTGCGGGGCGCCGCCGCGATGGCCTGGGGGATGTGATGGGTCTCCGCCGGCCACAGGAGATCGGCCCGCAGCGGTACCGGCACCGGCCCACCGTGACCGAGGGCGTCCTGTACGACGGCACCATCGACGCCGCCAGGGTGGTCGTCGAGTGGGGCCGGGTGCGCACGGGCCGGGAGCCGTTCAGGATCGAGGACAGCGAGCTGCTGATGTACGGCCGCCACGGGCCCCGCTACGTCCCGGAGGGCGACCTGGCGGTCCTGGACGTCCTCAAGGAGCCCTACACCATCCAGCCCGAGGTGTTGGAGAAGACGCACATCCGGCTCGGCAACGACCCCGACTACAGCGCGACGCCGCTCACGATCGCCCGGGTGCGGGAGCTGGCGGACGAGGCCGCCCGCTGCCCGGACCGGGAGCGGCTGCGGTCCATCGTCGCCGAGCTGGCCGCGCTCGGTGAGGCGCTGCTGGCGTGAAGGTCGCGGTCCCCCGTCACGTGCAGGACAAGGCCCGCTGGCGGGGGGCCGCTCACGGTCGGGCGCCCGTGGGGGAGCACCGGGTCGCAGCCCGGCCCTGCGGGCGCCTACCTACTGGCCGGGCACATGCACTGGACGTGGTTGTTCCTGCACAAAGTCACAGTGGAAATCCGCAGAGTGACGGGGTATACCAGCACGTGAACAACAGATGACGGACAGGCGGCAGGCTCTCGGGGGCGGACGGTCACCCGACGCCGGGGGCTCATCGACACCCGGGGGGTCCTGGGGACCCCGGGTGGCCTGGTTCTGAGGGTGGACGAGGAACCTGGAGGGGTGATTCCCAGTGGCAGCGGCAGCATCTGACCGTGATGGCACGGACGTGGGGGAAGGGGAGGGGATCGACCTCCGGGACCTAGCCGCCCGGGTCGAGCGGATCGAGCGCGAGCAGGCCGACATCCGGCGCTGGCAGCGGGCGGTCACCGAGACGCTCGACCGTCACCTGCGGTTCACGGCCCGGGAGCTGCGAGCCCTGCTGGCCTAGGAGCTGTACCTCAGCTCGTCGTACTCGTCGCGCACGAAGCGGTAGTAGGCCAACACGGTGTGCCGGCCCTTCTCGGTGAGGGCGGGGTCGGAGCCGATGGCGGCCTCGATGCTGTCCTCGACCAGGCCGGCGCGGCGGAAGATGGTGCCACGTCGGGCGCCGCAGGTGTCCTCGATCACGGGCACCAGGTGGAGTGGGACGGCGACGCGCCCGCTCTCGTAGGAGCTGAGCGTGCGCTGGTTCTTCCCGATGGCTTCGGCGAGCTCTTCCTGGCTGGTGGCACCACGAACGGCGCGGATGGCTTCCCCGACGCTCACGTAGAGCGCCTCGGGTTCGGCGGCGCTCGGCATGGCTACCGACCCTAACAGTACCCGTGAGACTGGTAAATAGGGAGCTGCCGAGTAGTCCACTCTCTTGACGGGTACTAGCAACGCGAGTAGCGTACTCGCCATGCCAGCTGACGTCGGAGCCGAAGTCCTGAAGCGGTGGGGCGCTGCCATCAGCGCTCGCCGCAAGGAGCTGGGCCTCTCGCAGTCCGGGCTCGCCGCGGCCGCCGGCGTCGACCAGCGCACCATCAGCTCCTACGAGCTGGGGCGCTTCCAACCCCCGGTCGAGACCGCGGTAGCCATCGCCAAGGCGCTCCAGACCACCCACGACTCGCTGTTCAGCGTCGACGAGGTGGTGGCCTGATGCTCGCCGACCAGCTCGCCAACCACCTGGACGTGACCGCCCAGGCCGTCGAGGCGTTCGAGCTGCCTGCCGACCTGGAGGCGCTGGGCAAGCTGACCATCGCCCTGGACCGCTGCCGCGACTCCCTCGACGGCCTCGAGGGCCGCGTCGCCGAGCGGATCGCCAACCGGCAGGCGTGGGCCGCCCACACCGCCGAGGTCCGGACGGCGTTCGACCCCGGCGACACTCCTCCGCCCCCACCTCCTCCTCCGCCCCCACCTCCCCCTCCTCCTCCCGCGAAGGCGGCCGGGTAGTGGCCGGCCGCCTGCTCGACGTGAAGGGCGCCGCCGACTACCTCGGCCGCTCCGAGCGGTGGGTGCGCCACGCCGTCTACCAGCGGCGCATCCCGTTCGTGAAGATGGGCGAGGCCCGCAACTCCGCCCTCCGCTTCGACCCCGCGGACCTGGACCGGTGGGTCCAGGCGCACAAGGTCCCCGAGGGCGTCCGATGAGCGGCGGTGCGCCGTGAACCGGCCCGAGCTGGTCGCAGCGGTCGCCGAGCGCACCGGCCGGCCGCGCCGCGACGTCGACGAGGTCCTCCGTGGCGTCACCGAGGTGGTCATGGCGGCCGTCGCCGCCGGCGAACCGGTCGCCATCTCCGGGTTCGCCAAGTTCGCCCCGGTCGTGCGCCCGGCCCGCATGGGTCGCAACCCGCGCACGGGTGAGGCGGTGCCGATCCCGGCCCGTCGCCGGGTCCGGGTCACCGTGCTCAAGGCGCTCAAGGACACGGTCGCCTCGGCGGCCACCGAATACCCCAACCAGGGGGCCGGCGCCGACGGCCCGGACCGCGATGGTGATGCCGGGCGCACGCCCGACGGTGAAGGCGACCCCGTCGCCCTGACGTCGGCCACGACGCCCGGCGATGGTGCCGACGGCCACGACGTCGGTCGCACCGTGCCCGAGCCGGCCCCCGCCCGCCACGGCGAGGGGGCGGAGGTGGCTCTACACGCCTCCGCCCCCGAGCCCCCAGCCCGCCGCCACGGTCAGGGGGTGGGGCCGTCCGCCGCCGGTCCCGCCCCCGAGCCCGTGGCTCTCGCAGGTCCTGGGCCTGTGTGCCTCACGGCCTCGGCCCCGGTGGCCGGCCTGCTGCGTGCGCCCGGCCGGTGGTCGGTCCCGGGCTGGTGCCGGTCGGTCCTCGTCGCAGCGGCCGTGGCCGTGGCCGGCGCCCTGTTCCTGGCCCCGTTCCTCGCTGAGCCGGGGGTGCTGCCGTGAGCGGCTGGCAGGTCGACCCTCGCACCATGCCCTATGCCGACATCGCCGCCTACGTCACGGCGGTGGCCCTCATCGCCTTCGTGTTCGCGGTGCTGGTGCACCTGCGCTGGCGCCATCCGGAGGCGCTGCGGCGCACGACCGCCGGCCGTGTGGCCCTGGCCGTGACGATCTACATCGGTGCGCTGCGGGCGACGCTCGCCGTCGGTCGCCGGTCGCTGGCCGCCGGCTGGGACCGGTGGATCGCTGACGCCCGCCAGCTCGGCACGGCGTCGACCACGCCGTGGGCCGACGAGGACGGTGCGCCGTGAGGCCCCGCCTGCCCGCCCTCTGGTACGTGACGTTCGCCCTGTACCTGCATGTGCTGCGGTCCCTCGAAGAGGACCGGACCCGGGAGGTCGCCCGCCGTGGCTGACGTCCTGGTCCAGATCGCCGACACCAAGGTCACCCACCCTGCCTGGGCGTCGGCCACCGACGGGGGAGGGGACATGCCCGCCCGCCTCCCCGACCCCGTCGGCCAATCCCTCGGTGGGGGCGCGGTTGCCTGTCCGCCCGCCCAGCCCGCCCCCACCGGGATGACCGTGGCCGACGCCGGGGCTGGCCGCCCTTCCCCGGCGTCGACCACCTTCCCCCAGGCCCGCTGCGTGCCTGGGGTGAGCACCGGGGTCCCGACTGCGGTATCGGTCGACCCCGGCCCGGGACCGGGAGGAGCCGGTGCCCACGGCCTGGCTCCCACCACCGCGTGCAGGCGGTGGCGTGGCGTGGGGGAACGCTCCCGGTCCCTCTCTCGCCGGTCGGGCGGTACCCCCGCCGCTCGGCCGCCGGCCCTGGCGCACTCCAGCGGACGCCAGGGCGCCGGTCGGTCCCATCCCCCCGTGGGGCCGGCCGGCCAGATCTCCCAGGGCGGGTCGCCCGCTGCTGCTGCCGCCGTCGAGGCCGGCAGTGGCGGGCGGCCCGACCGCCGATCCTCGGCTGATCGTGCGCACCGACCGGGCCTGGCCTGTCCGCCCGCCCCGGGCTTGGTCGGTGCGCAGGGGCAGCCGGGGGCCATTGGCGCCGCCGCTCCACGCGTGTCGCCAGGTGCCGTCCACCAGCGGCGCCCGACCGGCTGCCCCGCCACCTGAACACGAACGCCGCCACCCCTATGCCTGGCAGGGCGGGGTGGCGGCGCTGAACGGAAGGAAGCGTAGATGACCAAGACGATCACCGCACTGGCGCTGGCCGCGCTCGTGGCGGTCGGGTGCTCCGAGATGCAGGACGACCGCGGCGTCGGCGACGCCCCGTCGGACCAGCAGCCCGACCGGCCGGTCAAGGTGTGGCCCGGCTCCGACAAGTTCCACAACAGCGACGAGGGCGGGGTGCTGACGCCATGAGCCTGTTCGAGGAGCTCGTGGCCACGGTGGCCCACGACCTGGTGGTGGACCTGCGGGACAGGCCCGACCGGATGCGGGTCGAGGTGTGGCCCGTGCTGCACAAGGACGGCACCCTCGGCTACGACGCCGTCGCCACCTACCCGTTCGGCGGGCGGGTGACCGACTGGTCGCTGACCGGCCGCCACCCGATGTCCCGCGAGGAGCGGTGGTGGCACGACGTGTTCGCCGCCCACGCCGGTTCGCTCGGCAACGTGTCGGCCGCCCGGGCGGCGACGCTGACCGTGTTCGGGATCAACCCGCGCACCGAGGCGGTGGCGTCGTGAAGACCACGTTCGTCGCCCACATCACGGTCGACACCCCGGACGGCGCCGACCCGGCCACCTGGATGACCGCGGTCGAGCGGGCGCTGCGGTTCGCCGACGTCGTCAACCCGCCGGGCGTGACCGGCCTCCAGCTCGACGAGGCCCGCATCGACGTCGTCGACGTCATCGCTCCCCCCATGGCAGCGGGGCAGAAGTCGTGAGCGCCCGCACCGGCTTCGACTACGACACCGTCCTCGACCTGGAGCACATCCAGGCGGCCGCCGCCCACGCCGCCGAGGCCCTCGACGCCACCACCGTCGCCCTGGTCGAGCTGAGCCCAGAGGGGACCAGCCGCTACCAGGTGGTGGTCGTCGACCGCTCCGTCCCGATGTGGCGGCGCGGCGAACCGGCGGCGGCCGACCGGTGGATGGTCGTGCTCGTCGGCTGGATCGGCGGGGCCACCCCGTGGGACGGCCTGCCGGTGCGCGCCACCTACGCCGCCGACATGTGGACGTCGCTGGCCCCGGGCGAGGGCGGCCGGCAGCACGCCAGCGAGGTGCTGACCCGGTTCCTCAACGCCCTCGCCCCGCTGCTCCAGGCGGCCGAGACGGGGCCGGCGTGACGCCGGTCGCCACCCCCGTCGCCACCGGCCGCGGCTACGCCGTGGTCTGCCCCGACGGCGCCCGCCGCCACGGCGGCCTGTTCCCGACCGACCGCGCCGCCCGGCGCTGGGCCGCGCAGGCCCGCTGCTGCACGCTGGCCGGCGCCCACCGGATCACCTACCGACGGGGCCCGTCGCTGCTCCGCCGGCTCTCCGCCATGGGGTGGTCGTGATGGGCGCCCACCTGGTGACCTACGCGGTCCTGTGCCCCGACCGCAAGGTCCGGCACCCCACAACCGCCGACCTCGACCTGGCGCTGTGCTGGGCCAAGCGCCCCGACTGCTGCCCCCTCGGCCGGCACCGCGTGGTGCGGGCCCGTGCCCTGCAGGAGGTGGCGTAGATGGCCCGGACGAGACCGGTGCGTGACGCCCTCCGCCGGCTCGGCCGCCGCCTGTTCCCGCCGGCCGACCCGCACGCCCTCGCCGCGCTCGACGGCGGCCCTGGCCCTGAGCCCGGCGACGTGGCCCGCTGCCGGGTGTGCGGCTGCACCGACGAGCGGGCCTGCCCAGGCGGCTGCTGGTGGGTGCCCGACCCGGAGATGCTCGCCGGCGACGACCAGATCGCCGACGGCTACCGGGCCGGCAGCTACGCCGTGCTCGACCCGCTCACGGCCACCGACCCCTCCGGGCACGACACCCGGGCCGAGGCGAGGGGCGAGCGGTGAGCGACCTGATGGAGGCCGTCGGCGTCCGTTGCGCCTGCGGGCACGGCGCCGGCTACCACGACGCTGAGGACGGCACGCCAGCCGTCACCCTGCCCCACGCCCCGCTCAAGCTCCCCGCCGGGCGCTGCCACCACGACGGCTGCGAGTGCACCCGCTGGGTGCTCACCATCACCGAGCCCGGC